TAGCTGATTCTTGAGCGTACTCAGATGAGCGTGACTCTTTTGGGTTAATTGCTTGCATTTGAATGCTCCTTTAATGATCGAAATGATATACCGGAAAATGGTGTTGTCAACTACCAACACCGGGAGTGGGTGCAAAATTATTTGTCACGGGAGCACCGTTCTCAAGTTGTGCACCGGGGCTTGGATTTGGTGGCGTGCCACCTGCTTCGACTTGACCAGTTACCTGAGCAAGCTGTTGCTGCTGAGCGAGTTGCGCGGCTTGCGCCTGCGCCATACGCTGTTTGATAATTTCCACGGGTGGAACAATCCGATCTGGGTTCATGTCCAGAGTCTTCGCACCCTGACGTAACAACTCGGCAATACCTTCAACACCAATGATCTGCTGAGCTGCAGGGCTGGTAAGAGCGATCTGCAAGAACTGGTTCTGGCGAACTTGTGCTTGCTCTTTGACAATCAAAGAAATCGCGCCGCGTGCAACGATATTTACATCACCCTTCAAATCAGGGTCAGTGCCGTAGCGCATGTTGTAGTAATACAACCGCTCAACCACGGGAGAGATGACATTGTCATCAATGTTGGCCACAACCTGCTTGATGGCTTTACCAGCGTTGCTCATCAGCATGCTCATACCAGAAGCCGTGCGACCTGCGCCGCCTGCAGGACTGTCGCCAGTCATGTAACGTGGAATACCTGTGTACTCGTCTGCCAAGATACTGAACTTCTCAAACACTGCCATCAACTCTTGTGACAAAGAGCTAGGCTGGAAGAACTGCATGGGGGGAGCGGAACCAGCAAGCGGGTCAGATGTGACTTGCCATACTTTCCATGGGTACATCTGTGTGATGTTCTCGCCCTGTGGCAAACGGTCAATGTTGTAAACAACTTGAGGACCAGAAGCAATAGACATGTTGTTCACCAGTGCGCGTGCAGTGGCATTACAAACATCCTGTGCATCACGGCACAGATCAGCTACAGAGTTACCCCAGTATGCACCGGGAACTTCTTCGTAGCTTGCTTTGTAGTATGGACGGCGACCCAGTGGATCGGGATTGATAACTGCTTTGATAACCCAGTCTGCAATGATCCATGCTTCAACAGGATACTCTGCAAGGGGATCAGGCACTTCTTCTTGAGACATGCCCCAGTCAAGCAACAACTGACCTTGAACGTTGCCCCAGAACTGCAGAGCGTCAATCAGTTTAGAAGGATTCTGCTGAACGCCCATTGTGGACTTACCTTCAGCAGCGGCCTTATTCATGTCAACGTAAATCCAGTCACGCAGACCGCCTTTACCATACGTCTCAAGCACTGCGCGTATAGCACCTTGGCTATAACCTTCAACGCCAATCATGGCTTGCAAATCAGCGCGGGAGAGTTTGTGACGCTCAATCAAGTCACCCTGATTTACGTCTGATGCATCAGCAGATGGATAAATGTTGAATGGGTCTACACGCTCCCACTCCATTACCAATTCTTCTGTCTGATCTAGTGCAAATTGACCGTCCTGTGTGGGAATCCATTTAAGTTTCGGACGTTTGCGAATGATGGGGCCTTTGATGAACGCTGATGGAAACGTTGTGATGTCATCAAGGAATTCTGAGAACGCTTTAGACCAATTGCCTTCTTGCAACTGATCTTCCATCTTCACTTCCATGCGCTCTGCTGTGCGCTTGGCTAAGTCTTTCAGATGAGACAGTGCTATGTCTTTCATCTCAAGCAAACGTTCACGCACTTGCTGATCTGTTGGCGGTGTACCATTCAAATACAACTGCTCAACTTCTGCTTGAGCCTGCTGCATGATGCTCTCTACTTCGTTAGGAGGCAAATCAGGCAATGAAGTGGGAGTAATGGTCCAAGGCTTGTCTTCTGACGCTGTAACCAATGTATCTCGCAACCAACTCGACGCCGCACGGCATTTGTTCGATGTAATCATCATGTAGATGGTCGAACTACCCTGCTCACGCAGCTGTGCTAACTTATCAGGATCGTATTCACCGCGACGCGCACGCACTGACTTGAGCATCTTAATCTCAGCAGTCATCTGCTTGGCCATCATGGATGACATCCACTGTTTGCGAATGTAACCGTTGAGTGCTTGTACTACAGGCTGCGAATTGGCTTGCTGCGCTGCTGCACGTTCTTCTGCCATCGCTTTGAGCGACTTAATGGTGACAAGGCCCCCCGCCGAAACAGTTCCCGGCGCGGCAGAATTCGTCATGTTCAAGCCAAGTTGCATAGTGCTACCTTACCAATATTTTGGAATGTGTCAAGTCCACGCGTAATCGACGCGTTTAACTTCAACGGCTTTCCTCTGCCAAGCATCCCCGGTTACGTTTCCATCCGCATGTAAACATGCATACTGATGCGCATCAGCAATGTGGGAATGCGAGTTTTTCTCGGGCTTATCATCAGCCTCGCCGTTCTGCCTGATTTTATACCTATAACCGCCGCGAAGGGAAGCAATTAAATTTGTACAACACGGATCAATTAGATGACCTGGTTTGCCATCTACCGTACGTGTGAGCATCTTATCAACTGCATTGATACGTGCAACAACACTGTTTGACTTAGCCGAGATGACCCTGAAACCCTCTTGCCGCAGAATATCAAACACCGATCTCTCGTCTGTCTGCGCCCTCTGCTGACCCGCCGGATCGCCAATAATCAGCACATTCATACCCGGAAACCTATTCGCCAGCAGCGGTTTGAGCTTCTCACGGCAGAACCTCAGTGTGCCCATACCGTCCGAGACTAGGTCTGCGAAGGTAAGTAATCGACCTTGTGCGTCCACCTGATTGATCGTACACGCGGGGGTGAGCCCGAAGTCCATACCAATGATAAGTGGGTGAGTCTGTAATTTAATGTGGTTGAGCGCCTGCTTAGCGACATGTACGTCACGGTTAAAGGCCCGAAAGACCGGCTGACCCGAGAGTGATTTACCAAACTCGCCATGTACGTAGACGTCGATCCAGTCTTCACTTTTACCCTCACACAAATTCTCGTAGTACCCGTCTGGCAAATATTGCACCCAGTCAGCTTCTTGAGACAGACCGGATGGCTGAATGGTCACGTGCATATTGTCTGGCGGCTCTGTCAGGAGCTTTTCCCAGAACGTGTCCCCATCGGGCGGGTTGGTCGCACCCCATACTTTGTGAATCTGCTTGCCGTTGTCATCGCACGCACCCACGCCATTCATGGTTTTATCAGGGTATCTACCTAGACGACCGGTCAAAGCGTTGTAAATATCGGGGTTAATTTCACGGAATTCGTCCATGATACCGAACGTCAGCTGCAGTGACAAAAGGCGTCTAACGTCATTTGCATCGTCCAACCCACGGAACAGAATCTCGCACTCAACGTCGTCAAACTTGAGCAAGAACTTACTGTTGGTTTTTTCCAACAGACCAGCTTCCCCGTCTGGAAACCATTTCAAAAAGTCTGGGATTGTCGTGTCCCACAGCATCTGACGGGTGTTACGAATCACAGCGCAGCGTGACCTGCGGATTCCATCGGGGCTGGCTTTAATGCGTTTAGCCTCATAACCAATTTTGATTAGTGAGGCAGTTGTCTTGGTGGAACCCACAGGCCCTACGATGAAGTTGGCAAACTTGTCCGACGATAAAAACGGAACTACTGATACCGGCGGTGTATATACAAGATTAGCCATCTATTGTCACAGGTGTGGGTTGTTGATTTGGAAAGTTAATCGTGATGCTGAACTTCGGTGCAGCGTTGGCTGTGGTATCCACCTGCTTCTTATCAGGTTTCAGTCCCGCCACATCCACTAGGCTATTGAACACAGAGAGTTTTTGCAAGATGGTGCTGTCCACCCCAATGGCTTGCTTGAACATCTGGCTCATCATCTCTTCGGCCATGAGGCCTGCTTTAAGGCGAAATGTTACCCCGTTGCGCTCAAACTCTGAACGCTGTGCCTGCACTGCAGTAATAAACGGAGGCCACTGCGATAAACGCTCCCACTTGTCACCCTCAAAACCAAAGCGTGCTGCTACATCGGCCGGATTCTCCAACCCCGCAGCACACTCCCACACCAACTGGGGCGGGATATCAAGAGTGACATGTGGTTCAGTCGCCATAGGCGACAACGCGAATTCTGAATGATCTTTGTGAATCAGATCACTGTTCATTTCTTGATGTACTCCATCAGAGCCAATCTGATGATTTCAGCCAATTTAATACCCGTGCGTGCTGACTCGGCCCGTAGGGCTTCCAACAGGGGCTCGGGTAAATGGAAGTTGTAACGCTTCACTTCTTCATGCCTTTTTTGGGCATTTCCTTCTCGTATTTCTTTTCAGCTTTGGCATATCCAGCTTTTGTGGGGAACGCTTTTTTCTCAGCTTTTTCCTCTTTTTTGGTCTCTTTGCCTTTGAATAAGAACGCGGGTTTAGTAGCCATGGTGGACTCCGGTGGGGTTGATGTTGGTGTGTATGTTATGGGTAATTTGGGGTTTGTCAAGTGCTATGTAAAAGGTGTGGCTAACGTGTGTATGTTGGGGAAAATTGGACTTGTTGTATGAGCAATAGGTAAAGACGCGGCCCCCCACCGAATTCATTTTGTCCACCCCGTCCCCCCGACCCGCCTTGTCGGGTCAAAACCTATGGTGTAGGGCATCGTATCCCTCGCAACCTGCTCTTTAACAAGCAACATTGTTTAGTTCGTATGTCCGTTGGTGCGCCCTCACGGGTTGGCACGCGGTCTATCAAGCGAATCATTCAATGGGGTCGTTCATTAAAAATTTAATAGCGTTTTCGCGGTTTGGGTGAAGTAACCGCGCGGCATAACTGTCTCTATAACCTAAACCGCAAGGCATGGTTTAAACACGCAAAGCAACCCGTGGGAGACAGTTTTGAGTAGTGCATTGCATGGTGTAGTGCATTACTTGAAACTCACTTATTTAAGGAAAAATCATGTCCGAAATCACAATCATTGACGCAACCGCTTCATTCACAATGTCCGTCAAAAAGCCTGAGAAGACTGGCTCACTGGCTCGCGCCATTGCCTTCGCTGACTCTGCATCACGCAAGGGTATCGCTCAGGGTATCTACTTGAAACAACTCTTGAATGGTCAATATCGCCCTTTGGCTCGCGACATTGTTGACACCTTGGTTCCTAAGTCAGCGCAACCTTATGTTATGGGCTTGATTCCCGCAACTGGCGGCATGAATAAGGACAACCTTATCAGCTTGTGCTCGGCTGTCAAGTCAGCTATTGACTCCAAAGGCAAGGAACTCAAAGGTCAAAAGGCTTTCATGTTCAACTTGGTCGAGCGCATCATTGAATCCAACACACCTGAAACACTTGAAGGTTAATTATGACAACACACACCTTGCCACGCGGAGTATCGATCGCCCCAATGCCCCGACTTCGCGATGGCGAGGTCGGTCGGAAGGTTCAAGGCGGTTTACCGCCTGAGCCGTACCGATCTGCCAACTGCAGGCTTACTGCCCTTCAATCACGCAACCCAACGCGGTTGACCAAGTACCACAAATCCACACGCGCAACCATTACATACCGCGTGAAATGAATATTCCAGTGGGTGACCACGGAATATTGTACGGAAAATTCATAAGTTATTGATTTTATTAACCAATTTACTATGAATTTTCAAATTTTCAAATATTCCATATAAATATGCACACACACGCGAGCACGTGTTCATGTGTATCAATGTGTCTAATGATCTCATTACACATACATCTCATAAAACCTGCCTGACCCTCGGCAAATCACGGAATATTTGAAAATTCTACCTGTATATCCATACAGCACCCAAAATACGTGTCAACCACACAGACTCGTAGGTAAGGAACCACTAACATGAATATTCCACGCACCTATCACGACTGCAAATTCACGGAATATTCGACCACTTAACACACCGAATCCTAGGAGCGGGTCATGGACACAGAGTTCATGAGTAGCTGGGCTTGGCAAACCCTTAATCCATCAATGAGCCTTTGGAACCACACGTCCTGAGCATGACAGCAAACTGCTCACCTTCCATCAACTTACTAACTTAGGACACACCATGAAACACACACAACTCATGTTCTTGGAATTGGACAACCTCATCATCGAACCCAACTACACCGACCCACTTGACGACACACCTTATGTCTTTGAGTACAGCGGAGTCGACAACCCCATGGATGCTGATGACCCTGAGTCAGCACTGCGTCACTATTACAAACAAGTAAGGAGTCACTAACATGTCTTCCATTCTGTACGCCATTGGCTTCACTTTATTGTTCTGCGTCTGTCAGTTCCTTGGTTACAACTCAGACACACCTTACTACCAACAAGCATTGCTGATCTTCTCAGGCTTCTGCCTTGGCGGTATGGCACTGTGCATCATAGAGGCATACGATGAGTGAAGAACACCTGCCCATATGTACATGTTGCTACGCTGTACGCGTTGAGCCACATCGCAAACACCTATCACGCCCAACCTGTATGGCTTGTGGCGAGAAGCTAGCCAAAGAACGCAAGCACACCATCGTGCCCATGCCCAAATCAAACTACATCGTGGTGACTGACATGTCACTGCTAGTCAATCTCAACTCAAGCCACAAAGGAGGCAAATAATGAAAGTACGTAAGAACAAGCACAAGATACTGGAGCGTATGGCAAACCCACCTTGGTGTAGCTCAAATACCATGTGGTTCATGCGTCACCTCAAACCATGTAGAACTTATGAGAAGGGCTGTCCAACATGTGATGCAGTTATGTTCCGCCAAGAACATGGGCGGTTTCCATACTCACAAGACGAATGGTTTGC